GTAGCCAAGTCCGCGATTTCATCCGCGGCTCGCTGCCGGGCGCCGACGCGAGCGTGCCGAATTCGGTCTTGCGCGTCATGTCCGATACGCAGGGCGCGCTCTGCCATCTCAATCTGCAATATCTCGATTGGCTCGCGCTGCAATTGATGCCGGACACCGCCGAGACGGAATGGCTCGACCGGCACGGCGATATCTGGCTCACGAACGCCGACGGCTCGACCGGCCGCAAGTCGGCGACGCTGGCCGAGGGGACCGCGAGCTTTCAGGGCCTCGTCGATGGCGCGCTCCTCCCGATGGGGACGCAGCTCTCGGCGGGCGGCACGCCGGCGGTCAGCTACGAGACGACGCAGGACATCACTTGCTCGAGCTCGGCCCTGGTCGTCGGGCCGATCCGCGCGCTCGATCCCGGCTCGGCCGGCAATCAAGTGGACGGCGCGGTGCTGACGATCGCGCCGGCGGTCAATGGCATCGATAGTTCCGCGACGGTCGTTCATCTCACCGGCGGCGTCGATACCGAGACCGACGACCAGCTTCGCGCCCGCATCTTGCTGCGCATTCGCCAGCCGCCGATGGGCGGCGCGCTGGCCGATTACGTCAATTGGGCGCTCGCGGTGCCGGGCGTGACGCGCGCTTGGGCTGCGCCCGAGCAGGGTATTGGGACTATGACAACGCGCTTCCTGATGGATGATCTGCGCGCCGCCGATGACGGCTGGCCGACGCCGGACGACGTGACCGCGGTGGCGACTTACATCGATCTGATGCGGCCGGTCACGGTGAAGGACTGCTACGTGGTGGCGCCGATTAAGGAGTTCATCGACATCACGATCGCAAACCTCGAGCCGGACACGTCGGAGGCGCAGGCCGAAATAGAGCAGAGCGTCCGCGATATGCTGTTCGCCAAGGCCGCGCCTGGTCAGACCATCTATGCGTCCTGGGTGAGCTACGCGATCATGAGCGCGCCGAGCGTCCAATCATTCCAGCTTGTGACGACCGCCGATTATGTGATGCCCTCGCTCGGCCACATGGCGGTCCTTGAGACAATCCTTTACCAATGACGGCGCTCGGCTTCTGGGCAGAGCCGCTGCCGACCGACCGGCATATTCGCCGCAGCGGCGACGACTACACGCGAGCCTTTCTCTCGCTCTTGCCGCAAGGCCAGGCGTGGCCCAAGCACGATCTCGGCGGCGTGTTGTTCGGCGTCTGCGACGGGCTATCGCAATATTGGGGCTTCGTGGACGGGCGCGCCGGCGATCTGCTTGAGCGCGAGAGCGACCCACGGCAGACGATCGAGCTATTGCCGGATTGGGAGCGCAATTTCGGGCTTCCCGATCCTTGCTACCAAAGCCCACAGACCATAGGGCAGCGGCAGCTCGCGCTCGTGATGCGCATGACGATGGAAGGCGGGCAGTCGCGCGCGTTTTTCATCGAGGTAGCCGAAATGATCGGCTACCACATCACCATCAGCGAGTATCGCGTTTTCGTCGTCGGCATCGACCGCTGCGGTGACAATCGTGTCTACGGCGACGGCTCCAACCCGATGATGAACGAGTGGAACCAACCGATCGTAAATCCGAAGGGCGTTCCCGTGGCTGGCGGCGAGCTCTCGGAATGGCCGAATTACGGGATCGGCCCGCCGGAAAATCGCTTCTATTGGACGGTTCACGTCGATCAAGCCAGCTTGGTTTGGTTCCGTGTCACCAAGGGGCAGACCGGCGTCGATCCGCATTTGCGCATCGGGCTCGCGAACGATCTCGAATGTTTGTTGAACCGTTGGAAACCAGCGCACACGCAGATCATCTTCGATTACTCAGGCTTGAGCGATCCGGGCGATCCGATGGAAGGGACGCCGTGAGAGGAGATAGGTAGATGCTCTACAATCAACCCTACGGGGTTTCCGATCCTAATGCCGCTTACATCAACGGCAATCCGACGACTGGCACGATGGGCTCGATCCCGCCGGCGGCGTCGATCGAGTACGATCAACGCGAGATCGTTGCGGTGATCAAATGGGCTGCTGATCACGGCTATCATGATTATGCCAACGCGCTCTGCCAGCAGCCGAGCAATGCTGACTTGACGCAGTTGTTGAAAGCCATCTTCGGCATCATGAATTCGATGCGGCTGACTGCGTCGAAGGTCTACTACGTGAACACGACGACCGGGAACGATGGCAACGATGGTTTGACGGCTTCGACTCCATTTAAGACCTTGCAGAGAGCGGCGAACCAAGCGGTTCTTTTCAACCTCAATGGGTTCAGCGTCACCATCAATGTCGCCGATGGCGTCTACGGTCAGGTGCTTTTGCCTCCCGTCAACGGCTCGGGCAACATACGCTTTACGGGAAATGTTGCCGTTCCCGCCAATTGCCGCATTCATGCCAATGCCGGGCCTGCCGTGATTGTCACGGGCGGCCTCTACATATTCGAAGGCTTCCGGTACGAAAGCGACGCGCCGAGTCCCTTGCAGCCTGGGGCCGGCATCTGGTCGACGCCCGGCGGGCAAATTCAGGTGGGCGACACCACAAGCGCCAACGAATTTGGTTATTGTTTCGATGGGCATATGATAGCAGCAAAGGGCACGATCAGCATTGTTGGTACGGATCGGATTGCCGGCAATGCCAGAGCACACATATCGAATTCCTCGTCGGGTTTCACTTTTACGACCGGGGTTCCAGGCCCAACGCTCACAATCCCAGCGGGCGTGAATATCACAAATTTCGCCCAATCAACTGGCGGATCAACGATCGTTCCGGTCTACCAGGCAATCAACGGCGCAGCCAATGTCTTCGGACAAAAGTTTTTTACCGCCACGAATGGCGTGATTGATACCAATGGAGCTGGCGCATCGTATCTGCCAGGGAACGTTGCCGGCACCAATCAGTCCGGCGGCCAATATGTCTGATCAGCAGCGGAAGGCTCAAGCAAATGCAATATTATGATCCGTTTGATTGGTACTGGCTGGCCGACGATGGCCGAGTCTTTACCAGCGCAAGGCAGATCATCGTCGATGGCGCTGACGCGGCTTATGTGACGTGGAGCGCCAACTATACACCGACAATCTGGCCGCGCGACAATGCCGGCAACCAGACCGATGCCGCATTGCAGGCCGTGCTCACACCCTACAATCTGTTCATCGACCTGGCCGCATATGCCGCATATGCGCGCTACAACAAGGCGAGCGGCGGATGCACTATCGGCGGCAACCCCTATCTGACCGATCCCGTGGCGCGCAACACGGTTAGCAGCGCGCACGATTATGCGATAGCAAATCCAGGGCACATCACCGATTGGAAACTAGCCAATGGCACGTTCATACAATTGGACGAGCCGGGGCTTGCGCACATCCTGCAGGAAATGGCGACGTTCGTGCAGTCCTGCTTCTCATGCGAGAGCAATACGCTGTCCGACATCAACGGCGGGACCATCACAACGATGGCCGAGATCGACGCAGCGTTCGCCGCCATATCAAACGTGCTTCCGTAAAGAGGCGGCTCTGCAATGGCGATCGTCAACATCACCGTCGAGAACGACGCCGACTTCTATCAGTTGTTCCAGTACGTCATGGTGACGAGCGGCGCGCCGATCAACATGACGGGCGCCTCGCTGGAAATGATGCTGCGGCGGCACGCTTCGGACGAAACTGCGGTGCTGCGCTTGGCGACGGATACCGGCGACTTTACGTTGACCGATCCGATCAACGGCTTCTTCACGCTGCGGATCGGCCAGGACGTGCTTGAGCGTCTTGGTCTGGGTAGTTATGACCAATCAAACATCATGACGGTCGGCGGCCTGAAGACAAGGATTTGGAGCGGCACGCTCGTCAACAATCCGGGGCCGACGCGATGAGCCTAGTCGAGGTCACAACCGATTACCCGATCGTCATCGCGGCCGACTCCGCGGCCGGCATCGTCGTGCTCTCGCCCGATGACGTGGAGACGATCGCAACCGGCGAGCAAGGCCCGCCGGGGCCGGCGGGGCCGGCCGGCGGGCCGCCTGGACCGCCTGGACCGCCTGGACCGCAAGGGCCATTCGGCGGGCCGCCGGGGCCGCCGGGGCCGCAGGGAATTCAAGGGCCGGTTGGGCCAGCGGGACCGCAGGGCGCGGCTTCGACCGCGCCGGGGCCGCAGGGGCCGCCGGGGCCGCAAGGCCCCACGGGCGCGGCCTCGACCGTACCAGGGCCGCAGGGGCCGGCCGGCATACAAGGCCCGCAGGGCACGCCAGGTGCTCCGGGCGCCACCGGCGCCTCGGGCTCGCAGGGGCCGGCGGGACCGCAGGGGCCGGAGGGGCCACAGGGCAGTCCGGGAGCGGCATCCACGGTGCCGGGGCCAGCGGGGCCGGCCGGCAATACGGTGCTGTACGGAGCAACAAATCCGGTTGCCGGCACCGGCGTCGACGGCAACTTCTACATCAACACAACGACCGATTATATTTTCGGGCCGAAGGCTGCCGGCGCGTGGCCGGCCGGCGCCTCGCTGATTGGGCCGCAAGGGCCGCAGGGCACCCAAGGCGTTGCCGGCAATACCATTCTGTATAGCGCCGCCGACCCGAGCTCGGGCCAGGGCGTCGATGGCAATTTCTACATCAACACGACGAGCCACTTTCTATTTGGTCCGAAAGCCGGTGGCGCGTGGCCGGCCGGAACCTCGCTGGTAGGACCGCAGGGCATTCAAGGGCCGCAGGGCGTGCAAGGAGTTGCCGGCGCCGGCTCGCCCTCAACCATTCCGCCGCTTATGGACAGCACGGCGGCGGTTGGTACCTCAACCAATTTCAGCCGCGAGGATCACATCCATCCAAGCGACACGTCTCGCTATGCAGCCTCGAACCCAAATGGGTATCAGACAGCGGCGCAGGTTTCCGCCTCGCTCGGGTCGTATCTTCCGCTCATCGGCGGGACGCTGACCGGAACGCTCAACGGGACGGCCGCCATATTCTCGGGCTCGTTACAAAGCGGCAGCACGATCGCCATGCAAGTGGCGACTGCCGGCATCGGCCATTCGATCCAAGCCAAAGTCGGGGCCAATAACCGCTGGGCTATGCTGATCGGTGACGGAGGGGCGGAAAGCGGTTCCAACGCCGGATCGAATTTCAGCATCAACAACTACACCGATGCTGGCGCGCCGATCGGCGCACCGTTTCAGATCATACGGTCGAATGGGCTCGCGCGGTTCAGCGGCTATGACGGTACGGTGCTCGGCGCATTCATCGCGATCGACGGGCCGGCTTCGCAACAGCGCGGGATTGCCGGCACCACTTCGGGCTCGGAGCGGTGGAACATGCTTCTCGGTTCAGCGGCAGCGGAAAGCGGCGGCAATGCCGGATCGAATTTTGTAATCAATAGCTATAGCGATGCTGGCGGCTATCTGGCGAGCCCGCTGCAGATCACGAGGTCGAGCGGCGTTGCCGCGTTCTCGCAGCCGATCGTCAATGGTTCCGATCGCCGGATCAAATCAAATATTGAGCCGATAACGCAAGCATTGTCGATCGTCGCGAAGCTGCAAGGCGTGTTTTACCGGCATCAGGATGCGGTGAGGCGGCAAGTCGGACTTGTGGCGCAAGATGTGATCGGCCCTTTGCCGGAAGTTGTCTTCGATACGGGACAACCGCAAGATGCGCAAGGTAACGCGATCGACGGCGAACCGCCCATGCTTGGGATCGCTTATCCAAACATGGTCGCGGTCTTGATCGAGGCGATAAAAGAACTGGCCTCCAAGGTCGCGGAGCTGGAAGCGCGGCCGACGCTGGTGGACGTCCTCGCAAAGATGACGAAGCCGCCGCCATGACGCGCGATAGGCGCAATGCCTTGATCCTGATCGTCGGCTTTGTGCTGATCCTCGCGGCCGGGATCTGGGCGGTGCATACGCTAGAGGCGATGTACCCATAGGAGGGCAGAGCGATGGCTCCGGTCGAGGAGGCGGGCAAGGCGGTGACGGCGACGCTCGACGCAATGAAATCGACGCCGCTCGCGATCGCGCTGCTCGTCGTCAACGTCGGCTTTCTGGGCTTTGCCGCCTATGTGCTCGGCGAGGTCGCGGCCAATGCGAGCGAACGCAACAAGTCGCAGCTCGAGCTCATCACCAATCTCGTCCGCGACATTCGCGATTGCCGGCAGACGCCGCCGAAGCTATAGTCACACGTCAACCCAAACCCACGGCAGCTTTCGCCCTCGCGCAATGCGGGGGCTTTTTTTGCCCTCACCGCAACAGGCCCTCGCGCATGGCGATGGCGAGGGCGTGCGCCCGATCGTTGGCGTGGAGCTTCGCCAAGATGGCGCGCATGTGGTAGCGCACCGTTGCTACGCTGACGCCAAATTGGCGGGCAATTTCCTCGGTCGACCTGCCCTGTGAGATCATCCGCAGCGTAATGATTTGTTGCTCGGTCAGCTCGCGCGACCGAGGCCGCCCACGCGGCGATTTAGCCATGCTGGTCTCATGTGATGAAAGCACGGCAGAAATACCTCATAAATCCGGGTGATACCAAATGGGTGCCCGGCAAATGCTATCCATATTGCTAGGTAAATAGATTGTGACGCCGGCCTGGAAATCAAGGCTTGACGCCTATTGGTTGTGGCCGTTCCGCGGACTCGTCCCAAGAGCTAGATACTAGGGGAATTGCCTATAAAAATTTCCAATGCCTATCCAAGTGGATAGCGTTTACTTGGCCGCTCGGGGAGCCCACGGCCATGGCGACTGTCAGCGAGCGCAACGCTGCGATCGGAAAACGGATCACCGAGATACGCGAGGACCGCGGGCTCACGCAGGCGGCGCTCGCCGCGGCGATCGGCGTGAGCAAATACATGATCTGTCGTTTCGAGCACGGGCATACCCGCATCGCGGTCGAATATCTCGAGAAAATCGCCGCGGCGCTGCAATGCCGCGACAAGGAGCTCCGCGCGCCGCCTGGCTCGCCCTTCCGCAAGCGACGATTGAGGGGACGCAATGGCAATGACGTATGATTTTTGGAAGACCACCGAGCTTGAACCTTACGACGATCGCCTGGCGCCGCTGCGGTGCCGCTACCATGCGGGCGTCTGCCGGTATGATTGCGCTAGCCGCGGCTCGCGCTGCCTGATCGATGGCCTCGTCGATCTGGCCTGGGCTCTGGGCGAGGACGAGGAGGCGGAATGATGGGCGCATCGGCATATCACGGCTGGCGCGACAAGGACGGCACCGCGCACGTCGAGGCGGACGGCAAGCCACTCGCCCTGCGGCTCGATCTCGACAACCACTCGCCGACCGGCTTCGAATGGGGATACGGCGGGTCGGGACCGGCGCAGCTCGCGCTCGCGCTCCTGGCCCATGCGCTCGACGACGACGAGCTCGCCTTGCGGCTTCATCAACGGTTCAAATGGAAAGCCATCGCGCCAATCCCGCAGCATCGTGAATGGTGGATGACCAACGAACAGGTGCGCGCGATCACCACCGAGATTTTGTGACCGAGCAGTAAAATGGAAATTAAATGTTTGGAAATTCGCGATGCGGGGAAGTTCGTGCCGGTGATCTGCATTCGGCCCGTGCCGCTCAATGAAGCGCAGCGTTATCTACTTCGGCGCGACGGCTATAGCGGCGGGATCGACGAGAGCTGCATCATTTACATCAATGCCCAATGCCGCGGCGTGGCTTACGATCCTTATGATTGGCCGAGCAACCCGCGCACGCACCGGGTGGCCCACGACTACATCAGAAACAACTGGCCCACGCTGAAGGACGGCGATGTCATCGATGTGGAATTCATCCTAGGCGAAACCAACGAGCGCAAGATCAGCGAGGCGCACGGGCTATGAAAGGCACCATGCTGGTCATCCCGGTCGCCGGCCGGCCATCGGTGACGGAATATAGGATGCCGATCGAACTGTCGGCGTTGCAGAAGGCGGTCGGCGGCCACCTCGAGGTCGTGCCCTATTTCAACGAGATATTTCATGGCGGCCAATGGCGACGCTGCGTCGCGTTCGCCGATGAGGACGGCAAGCGCAAGCAGCTTCCCTACAATGGCGTGGCGCATATTTGCTGGGACGAGGCGCTGCGCCGCCGGCCACGGGCCAAGGGCCAGCCGCCGGCAACGTCCGCGCCGGACTATCTCTGCGGCCCGGTGGTCGTGCTGTTCGGCGACGAGGAATGGATGGCCGAGCTATGAGCGACGACGACGTTGCCCTGGTCTGCATGCTGGCGCCGAAAGCCGGCGAGCCGCTCATCCTTGCCGACAACGTGCTCGACGTTTGCGGCTGCGGCGCCAGCGTGCAGCGCCGCCCGCATACGCCGAAGGGCGCGCGGATCGTGTGCGTCGGGTGCCTTGCAAAGCGCGGCGTGCAGCCGGGCGACGAGCTGTGCGTCACCAAACGATCGGTGCTCGAGCTGATCACCTATTTTGGTGCCCGCGGAAAAGCGAATTGAAACGGAAAGGAGTGTTGCAATGACCAGCTATAACCGCAGCGTTGATCTTGACCACATGCCGGAGCGCATCCGCAACCTGCCGATTTCCCCGGAAGGTTTCCCGGTGCCGTGGTTTGTGGAGTGGTTCGACAAGGGCAAGCCTTGCTCGCGCGGCTACGGCGTGCCCGATTTCCGCATCACCGATCCGAGCAAGATCACCGCTGCCGTCAGAATGAATTTGTGCTGGGTCTGCGGCAATCGCGGCGGGACCAACAAGGCATTCGTCATCGGGCCGATGTGCGCCATCAATCGGGTGATCAGCGAGCCGGCGTCGCATCGCGAATGTGCGATCTATGCGGCGCGGGTCTGCCCGTTCCTGTCAAAGCCAAACATGGTCCGCAACGCCAAGGGCCTCATGCAGGACGGCGAGCTGATCGAGCATTTCATGCCGCCGCCGGGCTTCGGCCTGTTGCGCAACCCGGGCGCGGTGTGCGTATGGGTCACTAAGACTTTCAAGATGTTCCGGCCGCCGAGCATTCCAGGGAGCACGCCCGGAGTTCTGTTCTCGCTGGGCGATCCCATCGAAACGCTATGGTTCGCGGAGGGCCGACCGGCGACGCGCGCCGAGGTGCTCGCCTCGATCGACTCAGGCTATCCGAAGCTCGAGGAGATCGCCCGGCTGCAAGGGGCGGAAGCCTTGGCCGCACTTCCGGCCATGCGCGCGGAGGCCCTCGCGCTTCTGCCGGCGGCGGCGGGATGATCCGGGTTTTGCTCGGCGCCGAGGTCCGCCCTGGCATATGGCTCTATTCCGTTCCGGGGACGCCGCTGGTGGGCCGTTCGCGCCAGCCGCTCCTAGATGCCTGCCGGCAGCTAAAACGCATGGGCGCCGACCCACTCGACGGCGCAGGGCTATTCCGGGCGGGCAGGTCCGAGCCGGACATCACATGCTCGATCGAGGCCGGCGCCGCGGCGACCGTCCTCGAGACGGCGATCGTCCGCCCGCGCTTTGGCAAGTTCACGCCGTTCGATCCGTTCTAAGAGCCCGCGCCCTGGGCGCCCGCCGGGCGCTCCGACGTACCGGGTACGTTGGGAGGTACGTCGAGGTACGTCGGCGCCTTGGCCCTTCTCCCTACCTTCTCCCTACCTTCTCCCTACCTTCTCCCTACCTTCTCCCTTCCTTTTCCCTTCCTTCTCCCCCCGTTTTCCCCCCGTTTCCCCCCCGCGTCCAAAGCGATATTTCTCTTTCGCCGGACCCGCCGGGGTCCACAGCTCTAGTGGACACTAAATGGACACTGCAGCCTTTTTCTTTTGTATGTCTTTGATATTATTATCGTTTTTTAGATTTAGGGACGCTCCCTCGGGGCGTATTAATGCTAAACTGAGCAATGCCTTAAGATGCGAGAAGCCTTTGATTTATCGGTAAAACAAGTGCATATGAGTGCATAGCCGTCCACCGCCGTGCATAGCCGTGTAGTGGACACTAAGTGGACACTGGACATGCCGAAGCCTCGAAACCCCAAGCTCGACAGCCCGACCGCCCGCGCCAAGCTGGCGCCCGCCAAGAAGCCGTATTGGACGACGATCGCGCCTGGCATCTCGCTCGGCTACCGCCGCAACGAGGGCGCCGGCACTTGGTCGGTTCGCGTAATCGGCCACGGGGCGACTTGGATCAAACGCCTTGCCATTGCCGACGACCTCGAGGAAGCCGCACCACCGACCGTCCTAGGCTATTGGCAGGCCATCGACGAGGCGAGGAAGCTCGCGCGGCAAGAGCCTGGCGCGCCGGTGGACGATAGCCGGCCGGTAACGGTGGGCGAGGCCCTCGACGGCTACGAGCTCGATCTCAAGGCGCGCGGGGCCGACATCGCGAATGTGCGGCGCCCGCGGAAGGCCATGCCGTCCGCGCTCCTAGAGAAGCCGGTGCAGCTTCTCACCGCCGGCGAGCTCAAGCGGTGGCGCAACAGCCTCGTCGGAGGCATAGCCTCAAAGGGCCGCGCGCCGGCCAGCGTCAACCGCATGGTCAAGGGGCTGCGCGCCGCGCTCGTCCAGGCCGGCGAAAACGATCCGCGCATCCGCAATCAGGCCGAATTCAAGATCGGGCTCAAGCCGCTGCCGGGCGCCGGCCGGGCGCGCAACATCATCCTAACCGACACCGAGGTCCGCGCCTTCGTCGCCGCGGCCTATGCGCTCGATCCGGCGCTCGGGCTACTGTTCGACGTGTTGGCGGTCACCGGGACGCGGCCGTCGCAGGCCATCAGGCTTACGGTTGCCGATCTGCAAGCCGACCCGCGGTCGCCGCGGCTTCTGATCCCGCGCTCGGGCAAGGGCGGGAGCCGCGATCGGATCGAGCGCAAGATGGAGCAAGTCCCGGTCCCGATCACGCTTGGCCTGGCGCACCGGCTGCAAGCCGCGGCCGCGGGCCGCCCGGCAACCGCGCTTCTGTTGTGCCAGGGCGACGGCTCGACTTGGCCGCGCGAGCCGCTGAAGCATTATAACCGCCGCAAGCTCGTCCAAAGCATCGGGCTCGATCCCGCCGAGGTCACGACCTACGCGCTGCGCCATTCGGCGATCGTCCGGCAATTGCTCGCCAACGTCCCGATCCGGCTCATCGCCGCGCAATGCGATACGTCGGTCGCCATGATCGAGAGCAACTATTCCAAGCACATCGCCTCGCACGGCGACGAGCTGTCCCGGCGCGGCTTGCTGGCCGACGAGGCGCCGGCCGACAACATCGTCGCATTCCAAAAAAAGGAAGTTGATCGATGAGCGAACCGGATTTGAATTTTATTGCTCGCCAGATCGAGCGTCTCGTTAGCGACGTCGCGGGCGTGCGCGATGATATGGCCGTGCTGACCTCCATCGTGCTGCGGCAGGACGGAACCCTGACGGCGCTTTTGCAGGAGACCCGCGCGACGCATGCGCAAATCGCGCGGATGAATAATCGCATCCACAAACTTGAGGACACAGCACCATGATGCGCTTTGCTCCCGCTCTATTTGGCAGAGCCATCATGCCTCTCGGCTCTATCTGCTCGACTCGTTCAAGAACCAGCCTGAGCTATTTCGCAAGCGCCTCGCCACCGCGACAGGAGAACCGAGATGACCCGCGAGCCAACTCATCACTTCATGCGCCGTTTGCTGCAAGCAGCACTGCGCGAAAAGGAGGCGGCCATAGCCGCACTCGTCGCCGAGGCAGACCCCATCCGCAAGAAGCTTGCTGATCTTGATAAAGTGCTTGTCTCGCGGAAAAGGGACGGCGCTTTGGTCAAACCCTGGGGCGCGGTGATTTCAGACGAAGAATCCCTCGCCAGGGCAACAAAGCGCAGGGCTTTGAAATGACCCGCGAGCAAGCGCTGGCCTATATCGGACTCTGCGTCGACGACGCTTCTCGACCAACAAATCGATCGCGAGTTCGACCGCCTCGTCGCGATTTCTGTCGAACGTATCCCGACGACCGGGCATGTCCCGGCAACCATTAGTTTGAAAGGGTAACTGAAATGCGTTTTGCTCAAGCTCTATTCCTCGCGACGTTGATCGTCGCATCCTCGCCCGCGCATGCGCTCGAAGTGGGCGAAACCGTCCAATTCAAAGGCGAGGTTCCCCAAGGCTGCACGTTTTATGGCGACGCACGCGAATTGCTGCGGCTGCGGACGCTAGGTAATTATCGCGGCGCGCAGTTCTACGTGGACAGTCTCGCCATCGATCGCGAGATGGCGATCGTTCGAGCCGTGCGACCCAATCCGCTTCCATTGTACGTTGACGGGAAGGTTCGTTATTGCGGAGATCTCGGCGGTCTAACGAAGGAATATCTCGTTGTCCGAAAGTCTCCCGCCGAGACCCTCAAAAGCGCCGTCCCCTTGGCGCCTGGGCATACGGCATATGATCCGTTGCCGATGGCATGGTTTTGCGTTGTGCCGACAATGACATACGATATTCGTAAGATTGACCCCAACAAGCCACGCGAGCCCGAGCCGGACCCGAAGACCTATTGCATCTGGGCCTTTCTGAGTGACACGCCGCCGGCTAAGCGCGTGACGGCATCGCCCGTAGGAGAGGAATGAATGACCATTATGATGGCGAAGCTCTACGACGCGCTGCGGGCCGGCAACGTGCCGGACGACAAGGCGCGCGCCGCTGCCGAGGAGGCTGCGGGATACGAGAATAGAGCGGCGAAGATTGAAACCGATCTGACTTTGTTAAAGTGGATCGCCGGCACCAATCTCGCCATGACGATTGCAATCTTGTTCAAGACGTTCCTTTGAATTCTTCGGTCTTTACAAATTCCCGTGGCGATTGGCCGGAGTCGGCGCAATCTGTCAGCCATTGGTTGAGCGCCTTGCCAATCGCCAATGGAACGGACCGTTGATAATACCTTAGACGCCCCACGCGAATTAGCATCTCAACAAAATTGGCGCTCAAAGATACTTTAACTTTCATTTTCGATTATAGGGTGACGCGCCAGCGTTTCACCCAACTCCTTTTCAATGCGTGCGCGAGCTTCAGACAGTTGTTTACGAAGCTGCCGCGCCAAATCTTGCTCGCCGATGAACTCTGCTTCACGAGCTTCGGATTCAAACCCCACTTCGAAATCGTCAATCATGCGTTGGCTAGCCAATCGCCGCTCTTTGATGTCTGGATGGTATTGTGAAATCAGCATGTCGGCGCATTTTTCGTCGCCTTTTCCGGCCCCACGGAGCGCGGCGAAAATTGTGCTGGCCATTATTTTTTCGTCCTTTCGACGCAAGACAGTTGCTATCTCCCGGCGAAAAAGAAATGCAAACTGGCTAGGCCGGCTAGCGCGACCTTTGAGGCATTCTACCAGTCGCTCGATCTCCGCAGCGGCTTCGTGACACCGCGGATCAAATGGCGGATCGCGCAGTCGAGCGCAGAGCGTGTACCAGTCAGTCGAAGCGTTCACGCGCCGTTTCCCTTTTTTGGCTCGCCGGCGTCGAGGCGCTCCTGCAACGCGCGGATCGTTTCGATGACGCTGGTCGAGCGTCCCACGAATTCGGCGACTTGTTCGCCGGCAATGCGCGAGTGCTCGCGCACGGCGGCGGCGAGCTTGCGCAGCCTCGAGGC